ATACTTAGGGGAGTTTCGGGTAAAATAAATGATTTTTTGGTAGATTTTTGGAAATTATTTTTTAGATCTACTTGGCATATCAAATTACTTGTGTTATTAGTCCTTGCGTGATACAATAGACTTATGATACTATATAGAGGAACGATAATACTATGAACAAACAAGTTTATATTTCAGTACGAGTCGACCGAGCAACAAAGGATAGACTTGAAACAATCAGTGAAGTATTAGGAGTAACCAAGAGTGAAGCAGTACGCAAGGCTATCCTATATTACTTTGAGAATGCAGAAGAGGATTAACATATGACAATCAATAACATCATTGGCTTATTACAAACAGCAGTTGGCGTATCATTGGCTATTGGGTTAGGATATACAGTAAGCAATTGGTTCAAGACACTGGCTACTTCCGCTAAGAATGAACGTGTGAAGTTTGCATTAACCACAGCAAGTCAGGTAGTTTTAAAGGCGCAAGAGTTTATCGCTAATGGGTCAGTACAACAATCAGATGCCGTATCAAACTTCTTAAAGCGTATTAAAGATAATGGATATGAGAAGTATTTCACAGAAGAGCAAGCGTTGGCATATGTTAAGCAAGCCTATGCAACCAACAAAGCAAATGGTACGCTAGGAACTGTGAAGTCTCTTGTATCCGATGGCAAATTACAAGAAGCCGAAGCAGTTGTGACTCCGAATAACCAAATAGGTTTTGTTACAACACCCGAAGCACCAGCACAATAAAGAGGTACACATGGCATATACAATTAAACAAGATATAGTAGTACCAAACAGATACGTTTACAACACAAGCCAATTACAGCCAGGCTTTCATCAAATCCATTTACACTCAACCGGTAATCCAAACTCATCTGTACAGAATGAGAGAGACTACTTGGCTGGTCATTATAACTTAGCTAACTATACTCACTTAGTTGGGATTACAAACGGTCAAGTAGATATTCGGCAAGTGATGAATACAAACGGTGGTGCATGGGACGTTGGCGGTGATTGGAACTGGGAGACTTGGGGAGCTATTGAATTAGTTGAGGGTTCTATCAAATCACAATCAGATTTCGACAAAGCATATCCAGCATATATTTGGTTAGCACGTTATTTAGCTAAGCAAGCGGGTATTCCTTATACGATTGATAACCCCAATATATCGGGCATCAAAACCCACAATTATGCAAGTGCCACAGGTCATGGTTCAGATCATGTCGACCCAATTCAATTCTTAGCAAAGTGGGGTGTTAGTCGTTCTAAGTTAAATAAAGATATTATGAATGGAGTTAACGAAGTGATTAAACCTAAATTTAAAAATGATACACAGGTTCGCTTAATTAAAGGAGCCTCTCAAGCTAGTACAGGTACCAAGTTTACTGACTCGGTTAAAGGTACTTGGGGTAAAATTATTTATTCTACTCAATTACCAAAAACACAATCAAAATCTAAATTCTCATATCGGGTTGCATTCTGGTATCAAGACAACATCACATTTTGGTCAGTGTTAGAGCAAGACCTAGAAATTAAATAAACGTTTAAAAGCTGATTTAATAAATTGGCTTTTTTATTTTGCAAAAAAGTGTTGACAATCATATTATGACGTGTTACAATTAATTCATAAGTTAAAGGAGAAAATAAAAGATGACAAGAAATATAGCTTACATGGTAGAATTTGACAACGTGACTTATTATGTGGATACTATTGATATGCAACTCACCGCTAGTAATTTCACATTAACACGCCAATACACAGGTAATCATTATGACCCAGCCTATCTCAAACGCCATGCTTCGTTTAAGGTTAAGCGATTGATAGTTAGTAGATTAAACAAAACATTTAAAAGCGTTAAAGTGTTTGCAATTAGAGATGATGGCACACAGGAGCTATTATAATGCGAGAGAGTAAGTTTAGAGCGTGGAACAACAAGTTTAAAGAGTTCAAGTTTATGTCGCTTATTAATTATATAGGTGGTCAAGGAATAATGGACGATTGGGCTGATAGCGAAAATTCTGTATGGGAACATTACACGGTACTAAAAGACAAAAATGGTGTTGATGTGTATGAGGGCGATATTGTATCTTACGACGAAAATAGCATGTTATTGGAGGTAAACTAATGACATCATATAAGAAAATAAACAAATTGGCTAGTATGGATGGGTTCACAAGCACTTATAAGTGGCATTTAGAATTATCACGAATGATGAACTACAAGCAAAAATTTCGACACGTTAACTACATTAAATCACGGATATCATACCACCAAAGGAAATACTAAAATGTTATATGAACAAAACCTACCACTAACACAAGCCTATAATGAAAAGCAAGTGAAGCAAAAACAACGTTACAACGAATCATTTGGCAGACTAAGACAAAAACAGAAAACTACGATTGACAAACGTTTATCAAGAATACTAGAATATATCAATCGCACGAATGAAAAGGATATTCAAGTTATCGCTTATCACATTGGCGTATCTATGTCAACTATTAGAGCAGATATGAATAGGTTACATTTAGAAATTGAACGAGGTAAATTAGTATGAGTAAAGTTAGACGTGAGAGACATAAAAATTTAGTTTTTTGGCGTCAAATAGGGAAAACCCTTAATAAAGTTGAAACCCACCATAATATACCAAGATGGAGACAGCGGGAAAAGGCAGAATATGAAAGGATTTTCAAAAAATGAGCAAAACAGACCGTATTTTATCCCTCATCACAGAATTACAAACCGGTAAATATGTACTAGTTAAGGAACATAGGGATAAATACCAATTAAGTGAAAGCACAGCCCAGCGAGACTTTAGATATGCCATAGATTACTTAAATCAACTTGGCGGGTCAGTTAAGATGGGTCGGGATACGGATAAGAATGTTAGATATTGGAGTGAGTGATGAAAACATTAAATGTATACAGCTATGATATTACAGGAAAGTTGCCAAAGTTTAGAGATTTAGAGCTTTGGGAGATTGAGCGAGATAACCTTGGCTTGTTAGGGGTGCAAGATACTTTCAAATCTGATTTTGATTATGTTAGTCCAGATTGTATTTTGGATTATTTATATAATCAACAAGGAACTTTCATGGGTAATATTTGGACGTATACCCTTGACGAAATAAAAGAACTTTTAAATAATGCTTGATAATCATAATATGACGTGTTACAATTAATTCATATATTAAAGGAGAACAATTGTGGACTTAGTAGATAAAAAAGTATTTGTAATAGCTACCCGCAAATCAAATAACGACTCGTGGGAAACTTCTGGAGCAACGTACGGCAACTTAGTAGATGTAAACGCAACAGCCGATGGATTAGCCAAAGTATTCACAGGAGAAGTTAAAGTGTTTGTATTTGATAGAGCACGAGAGGTTATAAATGTAGAAATGAATTATAAGGAGCCAGATAGATGATTGATAAGTTAAATGAGGACAGCGATTTATTAGTATCAGATCCCATATACAAGCCAAGTCATTACCAACTAGAAGACGGCACACAAGTAAAAGACCATATCACAAGTTTAACAGCTCACATGTCAGGGGTTAGGGCTTGGGCAACAGGTAACGCAATCAAATACTTGGCTCGTGCTGGTCGTAAAGATGATATAGTTAAGGACTTGAAAAAAGCACAAGAAAATATACAGATTATTATTGATGATATTGAAAAGGAGAACAACTAATGAAAATTACAGTAAAAAACAACTACGGTAAAGTAAAGCAGGTTAAGATTGGTCTATCATGGACTTTCTTATTCTTTGGCTTCTTCGTCCCACTATTCCGAGGTGATATGAAAAATTTTATGATTGGATTAGCTATTGATATTTTAGGCGGTCTAGTAAGTATTGGTATCATTACACTGGTATATCATATTTACATGTTTATCAAGTACAACGATGACTACTTACAAGAGTTATACCGACAAGGCTATCACGGACAAGCAAAGGGATAGTTTTAAATGCTGACACTAGATGAAAAGAAAATCCGCAAAGGAAAGCCAGTTGGTTTACCTTATGTTGGTAGCAAAAAGAAAATTAGCAAAAAGATTGTTGAAATAATTAAGCAGAATTTTGGAACCGATAAGACAGTTTATGATGTCTTTGGTGGTGGTGGTGCAATTACAGCGGAACTGATGATTAACGGCATCGATGTTGTTTATAATGACTTAGATAAAACAATTACTGATATGTTTAACCGTGTTTTAAACCAAGACAGGGAATGGATAAAAACGCTAATTGTTAGTCGTGATGAGTTTATTGAAATTAGAGAAAAAGAAATTAAAACGGTTGATGACGAATTAAAGTTGTTAGTCAATAGTTTTGGCAATAATCGAAAAGACTATTTATACAGTAAACAGGTAAGTGATATAAAGTATAATCTAGCCATTGAAATTTTCGAAAAAGAAGATGTATTAGTCGGTTATAAAAAAACCACAACGTATCAAAGAGCTGTTAATCTTTACGAAGATAAACTAGGATTCGTTGATAAACAGGAAAAACGTCGAGTGTTAGAACAATTACAACGATTACAACAATTACAACGATTACAACAATTAGAACAAACATTCGAAACTAAAAACAAAGATTATAAATATTTCTCAAACGTCAAAAATAGTATTTTATATCTAGATCCACCCTACGAAAACTCTGATACACGTAAATATAATTCGCAAATTGATTATCAAGAGTTCTACGATTGGGTTTATGAAATGTCAAAAAACAATGTCGTATTATTATCTAGTTATGAAGTTTCAGACGATATATTTGAATGTGTTTATGAATTTAAAAACGCCAGAAGTACAATGGCTGGTGGTGATCGTGGTAAAAGAACAGAAAAGTTGTTTATGGTGAAAGGATAAAACATGACAAATTACAACGTTACAATTAAAGAAATTACAAGTACAACAGCAGGACAAGGCTTCACAATCGGACAAGGTGGGGTTATCTCAATTGAATTTAATCCTACATTGGCAAGTAGTATCCAAAGTCAATTACCAGCCGGCGATTTTTACCTAATTAAGTTCACAGATGAAAATAAATTCATGTATGTCCCTAGCACTCGATTTAAGGCTACCTTTATTACTTCTGTTATAGTTGAACCAGAACCAATTGAAAGTCCCTTAAACAGCCAATCAGAGACATCTAGTACCATTAATACATCAACAAGCCAAAGTGAACAACCACAGCTTTAGGAGATAAAAACAATGGATGATCAATCAAAAGAAAAACTAAATCAACTACTAGTAAAAATTATTTTATTCTTCGTACTAGTTTCCATTATTGCCTTACCTATTTGGCTATTTACAATCTTCGGTAGCATTGTATTCTCCATCTTAGTATTTTCCGTTGAAATGGTTGTATCATTGGGTATTGTATTAGGATATAACAATTAGTCCTGTGAAAGGGGCTTTTTTTATTGCATATTTTATGATATAATATTAGTACACAAAATAAGCGAATGGAAACATAATAATGGCATGGGCTATGGATATAATCGTAACAACACTTCACAATTCACACATTTTTGTCGCAATTATATATGCCAGTTTTATTGATATATTTTTAGGTATTATTAAAGCGGTTATTTCTAAGTCATTAAATTCTACGATTAGCTCTTATGGCTTATTAAAACATTGTTTACTTATTTTAATCCCACCACTAACAGTACCAATATTTTTTGCATTGGGATACGGCGACTATTGGAACGTATTTGAAACACTTGTATTATTTACACAGGCACTTAGTTTAGCAGAGAATTGGATCGCATTAGGATTACCATTCCCAGAAGCAATAGCCAAGTATTTAGATAACGAGAAAAAAGAACTAGTTAAACAATCAGACGAACCAAAGAAATAGGTTGTATTTTTTTATTTAGTGTGATACAATGGTTATACAAACTTAATTAAAAGGACGAACCAACATGAAATTTACGTACACAGAACACTTGGGACTCGATGAAAATAACCAACCAATCACAAATGAGTATAAGTTTTTACGCACCATCAATACCGAGAAAATCTTTAAAGATGAAACTGGTGATGAATTTAACGCCCAATTAGGTGAGGTTGTAAGTAGATTGGCTAGTTTTGAACAAGACCCAACAGACCCTCAAAAAGCCAGTGAAATTACTTCTTTACAGTTTATCGAGACTCGCCATGATGTTTTGAAATTCTTGTATGCCCAGACAGTTGATGGCGTATTAGTACAAAATGAAGACACACGCAAAGAATATGAAGAGTTAGATTTGCCAGAGGGTGTATTATTCAATCAATTTCTTGCTAAGCTCACAGGTCAAAAGTAAGCATAAAAATGATGAAGGTGGAGAAAAGTATTACTTAATTTATAGAATAATAGCCTTTCTCATGCACCTTAATCAACCACTAAGCGAGATACTAACGCTTGACATAAGTGAAGCAAGTGAGATTATTCGCCAGTACAATAAACTAACAGCCAGTAAATCAAAACCAAGTAAGCCAAAAGGTCTACCAAAGATTGATTATAGCCAACAAAAAAAGCCAAATGATTGATTTCATAAGGCTTTTTTATTTAGTCTGGAGTTGCACTTAACCACTCTGGGTCTGTTGATGTCATAGCGGTTCCGATCCCTCTTAATGAAGCACTCGCAGGAACTGGAGAACCAGAATATATGGCTGATTGGTTGGCGTTATTGTGTAGTGCAATAGTCCAGTCATGTTGGTTTCCGTTAAAGTTGTTACCAACTATATATGTGCCAGCGTCTTTTCCATTGATATCAGGATTAGCCCACGATGGCATTTTTTCAACCAACGCCTTATTCCCAGCACTAAATGAAGATTTACCTGTTGTTGCCTGATATGAGAAATTTAACATATTACCTGCACGTACGATGGTTAATATTCTACCAAAACCATAAGGCATATTACCGGTTCTAAAATATGATTGGGGGTTAACTAGTGTCCATGTGCCAGTGCTTGAAGCGGGAAACGTTGATGATGACGCGTGTGATATATTGGCTTTCAAAATTGCATTTTTTAGATAACCATTGTCGGTATTGCTCCCATTTAATGAGTTTACCATAACTACATCACCAGCATTGTATTGCGTATTAGGTTTCCAGTTAGGGTATAGCCCAGCGGTTACTTGGTTTGCAAATGATACTGATGATGTACCATTGATTAACCAAATAGGTATATTGGCTTTTGTATCGCCTTTATTTAAATCTCCTGATGGATTATTGAAAAATCCCACCGTGTACTGGTTATTTTGAACTATTTCTCCATCTTGGTTTTGTTTAGTTAAATCTACAATCAAACCCAAGTATTGCGTACCAGTAGTAGTTAGCTTGTACGTTTTAGTGGTAGTTAACTCAAATAATCTTCCTTGTACCAACGCTTTACCAGCTGTAACTTGAACCGCACCCCCTACTAGAGATGGAACCAATCCTGTGATAATTCGGTTACCAATGCCACTAAAAACAGCTCCATCAGCGCTGGGAGATACGTTCATAAAGTCAGCTTGATATACTAATTCTGTATTTGCTAATGTCATGTTATTACCTTTCTTAAATCAAGTCTTGTAATTTGTATAAGTAAAATTCAAACGGTATCGAACTACCTGTTCCACTTGCCACAGAAACAGTTACGGTATTGGCGTTTAATATTGTTTGAATAGTGCTATATACAGAAAGTAAGTTGTCCCAATACTTTGAAGCGGGAAAACCTTTACTTAGTAGTGTAAATGTATCAAAGTTATCTAATGAGTAGCCAATCATATCACTTGAAATTTGAAGTGGCACATTAGTCTGGCTTGTTGTTAGAGTAGCAGACAACCCATTTGGATCCGTTAAAGTCACATTTACGGGAGTTGGTTGTGATGGGATATTGATTATAAAACCATTATATCCATCAGTTTTAACCTCGTCTGTGATTATTTGGTAGCCATATTTATAGTTGTATTGATAAGTGTATTTTTTAGTCCCACCATTATAAGGATAAACAGTTGCGCTTGTACGCTGAACTGATGATTGCCACCTACCGGCCAATTCCAATGTTAGTTCGGCTTGTACACCATTTACATAATGGTTTTCTACAAAGTCAATCGTTTTAATCTTGGCTTGTTTACTGAATATCAAATCTTGATTATTGGTATTTGCCACGGATATTTGGTTGATTGAGTTTTGATTTTTAGCTATCCATTGCGCACGAGCTTGTCTACCATTATCATAATCAGACATAAAAGTCAATACCAACTTAACATCATAAGACGAATACATAAGTTGGATATTAGTTACTGATGTAAAAATAGAGTTTTCGCTTGGGTTTAAACTATCAAAACCCGACATGTCCAAATACTCAGATCCGACATTACTTGGGTCACTCGAGTAAATAGTTCCCTCGTTATTTTTTAAGTAAATTGTTCTAGTATCTGACATCTCTAGTCTCCAAATGTAATATCATCATTATCCCCAACAATAGCTTGATTGGTTGTGAAGTTTATTTCTCTTAATTGGCTTGTTACGATATTATCCTCTAAATTAGCCAGTCTGATGTATTGACCAATAAAAGGACTACCGTTCTGACCAATAAACAGGGGGGCACCATCTAATCTCATAACCATTTGAGAACGAATATCATAAATACTTGTTTTTAATATGCTTGTCGCACTCTCTACTAGTTCCGATAATGTACCATTTTGAAGACTTGTATAAGCCACACGAGGAGTTGCACCTACGTTAATAATACCATTGGTAGGAAATTTGCTTGTTATAATGTTAAAGTTTTCATCTAGGACGGCATAGTAAGGATATAGTGAACCGTCTTCTGTATACCCCAATACCATAGATGTCTCACTACGAGCATTTCGTGATTGTTGTACGTACTCCAAAACGTTTGTTGTTTTTAAGTCAATAAAATAGTTTGGATTGTCTATATTATTCTTAGCCGAACCAATAACCGCCACTTGAGGACTTGTTTCGCCAATATAATAAGTAAATTGTATATCCCATGCACCATGTAAGCGAGCAATAAAATTCTTAAATATGGTATCAATCGTACTTTCGGTATGATCAGAGTAATTCGAGGTTTTAGTAATATCCGAAGTGATTGTCATAGAACCATTGTTTTTTAAATATGGGTTATTACCAGTCAAAAAGTTCCATACACTCATAATAGCATTGGCCAAGTTAACCTGTGGGAGATAAGAACCTTTACGGACATACACGTTTTCACTCAAATTCATAATAGGAGCAAAGCGATATGTTTCATCACTAATCTTGCTCAAAAACATAATCCCAATTGCTTCGTTGGCTGGTCGTGAATAATTAGCGCTAATTACATATCCATTTTCCATATTGGTTGCGTCCATTATAATATCGTTTTGTCTAGGATAGTAGCCAAGTTGGTTGGGTTCTGTTAAAAAGACCACATCAATAAAACGTGTGCCATCTAACTTTAGAACATCATTTTTTATTAATACATTCATTGTGTAATATTCCCATGTAGCGTCTGTTGAACGTTGCATGATTGTAACAGCTTTTCCAGTCTTTTTCATACTACGATTATATCACATTTTAGACAATAAAAAAAGCACTTTTAATCAGTGCTTAATCCAACTCTACGCAATTCACGTTTAATTTGAGGTACAACCAAGTCAGGGTTAGAACCATTGACATTAATCGTAACTTGATTAGATGTTGTTGATGTAGATGTTCCAGCAGTAGCCAATGAACCACCAGCCAATCCGACACTTGGAAGCGATATATTACTCATCGAACTAGTTAATTGGTCTTTTAATGTTTGTGCATGACGACTAATAAATCCATCTTGGCTTGTCATACCAACCGCAATACCTTGAGGGATAAACTTACCGACCATATCTCTCATCACACGACTTGGCGAATGAATACCAAGTAATGAACGTATTTTCTTTGGTATCATATCAGTAAGAGCACCAATGGCAGATGTAACTGATTTCCATGCTCCTTTGATACCACTAGCAATGCCGTCAACAATATTTTTACCAATGTCAGCAACATTTCCAATGGCTTTACTAATAGCATTAAACACACCAGAGAAGTGACTACCAATTTTACCAGCTACGCCAGATACTGATTTGATAATTCCCGAGACCATTCCGCCAGCAAATCCAATAATACTACGGAATGTATTGGCTATTCCACGACCGATATCACCTAAGCCAGAACCCATAATTCTAAATCCATTAGCAATATTATTAAATACACCAGATAGTGAGCTAAATAGTCGTGAACCAAAACCGATGATTCCACTAAATACACTACTTACAACCTTACCAACAACCCCTAATATACCATTAAACCCAGCAAATTGTCCCATCAATTGACCAATAAAACCAGCCACAGTGACAAATATAGGAGCCAAGGCTTGAATAACAGAACCAACAAATTGAATTACAGGTGTCAATACCCTAGCTACACCAGCCAAAACATTAAATGCGGTGGTTAATGCTCCCATCACACCCGATACAAACCCACCTAAGAATGCACCTAATATTTGGAACACAGGCATAAGGCTTGAAGCAATTACATTGACAATTGGTTGAATAGCGTTCCATAAGTTGACAAATGCTGTTAATAATGGTTGTATAGCAGGAGTTACATAACCCAAGAATGTTTGGAACCCAGCTTGTAACGCTGGTAATATGGCTTGTGCTAAATTAGTCAAAGCGCTAAAGTCCATAGTACCAAATACGCCACTAATAGTCGTTGAAATAGTAGCAAACAATGTTTGAATCTGATTACCACTACCGACTAAGCTACTAATAACCCCTGATAGTCCAGAAAATGCTTGCGGGATCGCTTGACCAATTGCTCCAAATGTCTGTTCTACCACTGTTCCTAATTGGCTTATAATACTGCCAATTCCAGTTATTTGTCCTAATGGGGTAGTAATATCTAATGACTTAATCCCATTGTTAACAGCAGTGATCATATCTGCAACACCACGAGTCACAGCAGTTTTTGCATTAGCCATTGATGTTCCAATACCGCTCGTACTATCTTGCGCAATCTTAGATAGTGAAGCAATACCCCCACCACCGTTTTTATCAAGGTTAACAAGTGCGTCATTAAATTGAGATACTGAAATGGAACCATCAGATAAGCCAGACTTTAGGGCACCAGTCGTAATACCCATTTGCTTAGCCATAGCATTCAAAGTTGGGCCCAAACCACTATCAATCATCGAGTTCCATGTTTCAGCGTCAATCTTACCATTTGAAAATGCTTGACTTAATTGGGTAATTGAGTTAGTAACCTGTTCAGTTGTTCCACCAAACCCTAAGATACCATCGTTTAATGCCTTGAATACACTAACTGACTGTGGCATATTACCGTTAAGTGAAGAGGTTAACAATTGTACACCAGAAACAGCGCTATCAAGAGATGTTGGCAATCCGTTAATGGCGTTTTTCAGGTTATTCATTTGAGTATTAACAACACTAGTCTTAACTCCCATGTTTTGAAAGTTACGAGTGGCATTAGTCAGAGTATCAATACGAGTGATAGCACCTTGAACATTATTTGTAATTAATGAAAATGCTTTACCAACAACCGTAGCACCAATTGAACCAATAAAAGAACCCATAGCTACTGTACCAACACCAAGCTTTTGAGTTAAACTGCTGGTCGATTTGCTTGCTTGATCTAATCCGCCAGTTTTTGCGCTTGCTAATTCAGCTTTTAATTTTACGGCTTGACTTTCGGTAAGTTCGATATCTCGAGTAAGTTTTTGAGCCTTAACACTGTTGACATCAAATCCCTTACTAGCTTGCATACTTGCCAATTGGCTTTTTAAGGACTTACTTTTATTTTGTGTGGCTGTTAATTGGTTCTCTAAAACACTAATATTCTTGGTTAAAATACTAGTATCGCCTGTTAATTTGAATGCGCTATTAAGGTTACGTGATTGATTAGCCAATGAACGAATGTCGCCATTGATTTGTGCAATTGATTTTGTAACAGAACCAACATCTGCCCCAATCTTTAATAAGTACGATGAACTAGTAGCCATTTAAAAACTCCTTTTGATGGATTACCCAGCTAGTGAGTAAAAAAACGTCTTAGAATGCCGTACAGACACCCCTTTATTCTACTTATTATATCATATTTTAGGCAATATAAAAAGCCCTAAACAAATGAATGTCAAGGACTTAATATTAACTATCCGCCTATAACACTCTTAAAATCAGCGGGTTTTAAAATCTTAGTTTTGTATGTGTCAAATATTGAGGCGTTTTTGGTTGTTCGAGTAACAATGAATTGCTTAACAATACCCTCGCCAAAATCAAAACCATCAACGTTCAAAGTACGAGAATAAACCTTAGGGTTGATTTCGTCCTCATCTTCATCATCGCTTTCAGTATAGGCGCCAGACGTTACACCATAATAAACTTCGAGCTTCTTAGTAACCGTTCCCATATCATCTTGAACGTCCAAAATGCGTTGAACAGAAAACTTAGGATACTTTCCGTTATCAGTAAAGCCTGTTCCACTAGCCAAATAACCCATTTGCTTCATTTCATCTGGCGTATATTGTAAGTTGTCTTGGTCGATAGTCAGTGTCTTAGAATTAAGCAAAGTCATGTGTGTTTGAGCGTCTGCATAAATCTTTTTACTATCTTGGTCAACAGATGGAGTAAACTTTTGTACACCAGTTGAATAGGTAACTGCTCCAGTACCATCACCACTCAAACCATAAGTGACCTCTTGCGTACCATGTGTAATTTGTCGTGTATCATATGCCATGTTTTTATTATCCTCACGTGAGTTTTGTATCTTATGTGTATTATATCATATCATTTAACAGATGTCAAAAATGATTTTCCTAATTGTCTTCTATACTGATTGAAAAAACCAGCATTAGTTCCCCGTTTATTTTGCGCATTGACAACTTGCATAAAAGCTGTTCCCTCTTTTCGATAATCATGAGTGGGATAAACAACCGAGTAATATTTGCCATGTTTAACCGATACGCCACTAACCATTTGTCCGGTTCTACCTTTCGGAGCCATACCATGCCATACACCCAAAGCCGAGTTAGATTGTGAAGAGGCTTGTTGTGCCGTTTTATCTCGCTTTTCTAACACTTTAGCAATTGCAAATTTCTTAGTGCCGTTCGTAATATCAACTATTGAATTAACTCTCTTAACCATTAGAGTACCACCACATCTTTTGTATATTGAACCAGTGTATTAAGGTTTTCATCGATCGCAATTTCAGAGACTTGTATATAACCTAAATCAGCCAACGCTTCTGAATTATCTACTGTGGCATATACGTTTAAAGTAACACGCCAATAATGAGGTCTTTTGTCTGCTGTTCCTTTGGTAGTGATATAATTTATGATCGCCGATGTGTTATCAATTGTATTTAAATCCGCTTTCTGACCATACCAACTAACACTAGTAAATTTGTCAGATAGTTCGGTTTGATATTTGCTTAACTTATTTTTAAAATCAGCCATTAGCGATTACCTCCTGAACCAATTTCTAATTTAATACTATTTATACCACTCTCTTGTTTGTCGAGAATGATATAGCTTTTTCCCTTAATTGTAACTGCATCAAATTCTCCAAAAGTATCAACATTTCCATGAATGACAAGATTATACATCAACCGTTTATTAGTATTAATTTGATACCAGTTTTTAGCGACAATTCTTGGTTGTTCTAATCTGCCATTAACGGTCTTGGTTAGTTCCGTATTACCTAGCTTATTGAATAATTTAGCACTTACAATTCTCATTCTTGCCACCACCTGAAGTATTCTTCTAAGTCTGACATTTTAGAGTTATGATATTGCCAAAGCGCGGGAGTTAGAGCATCACCAAAAATACCGATATAAATAACCTCCTTGGCATATTCATATAAGTTCTTATTCTTTGTGTCAATTGTGATCGTTGGATTTAATCGTTGTGCTCTATTGATAGCGGAATTTTCTAACTCCTCAATAGTCCCAGACCAATCAGAATATGTGTCATCATCAACGTTTAAATATTTTTGATAATCAAAAGTAGTCATAATAGTCGGTTTCCTTTCCCTAAATTATAACATAAAAAAAAGACTATTTCTAGTCTTAAATTTGATTGTAAATATTATGCTGTAACAGATGCTGACAATGCACGGTTAGCGGCCAACAATGAACCAGCTACATAAGCACGACTTTCAACATATTGTGCGTTTTGTTGGATTACGAATGAGCCAAGTGTTTCAACCCCTGAACCTTGGAAACCAATTAGGTATGAATTAATATCAACAATAATATAAGGGATTTCAACCTTAGAACCATCTGCGTCTAACAAATCAGTAGGAACCATAGCCTTAGCACCAAATGTAGTTTGTCCCAGCAAGATTGCAGCACTCACAGCACCATCACCACTTGCCAACTTCGCATTAGCTGAGTTTGATAGGAAGATAACCTTTTGAGAACCCTTAACCTTAGCAAAGTCAGAAATAATGGCTTGGCGTAAGTCATCACCAGTATATGTTTTTGGCAATTTTGTACCAGTCACTGTCAATTTGTCACCAACGATAGGATAAACAGCAGTAAATGGCGTTCCGTCTTCGTTAACAACCCCACCACGTAGAATGGCTTGTCCCAAACGTTCGATAACATAAGCCGGTAATTCACGCATTAGCCAATCAACCAAAGCACCACCCTTTAAGAACGTCATGTGGTCGAGACGTTGCAACTTGTAAATAGCCATAGGAACCAAGTTACGAATTTCGAATTTAGTCTGTTGAACAGTCTTATCTGCCAGACTCTTATGACCCAAAGCTCCAACGGTGTTCTTAGGTTCGATTACAATTGAACCGGCTTCGATATTAAATACAGGCTTGAATTGAGAAAATACAACATCTTCTTCAACCGCTGTTTCAATAGCTGAGATAATTTTAAGCGGTACCAAGTCGGCTTCGTTAACGTCTTGTGTAATTACGCCAGCGTTATCCAACTTTTCGAGCCATTGCTTTTGAAAGTCTTTTCCGTTATTACCCGCTCCAAATGCCAAAGTAGCATAATCAGAAACGGCTTTATTACTCTTCAAATATGATTGTAATTCCATTATAATATTTCCCTCACGTGAGTTTTCTAGATTAGTGTTAGTATACCACAATAATTATTATTTGTCAAACTTTTTCAAGATTTTGCCTAGTCGTAGTGCTTGCATGTTATCTGATACACTCAACTTTTTAACAAAACTAACCAACTCATCTACGGACTCTGTTGCGTTGTCAGGTTGTGAGTCATCTGGATTGTCTGGATTATCTTTTGGTTCTTGTGACTTGATGAAATCAGCCAAGTTCTTTTTTACGTCAGAAATTGCGTCTAATACATCTTGAATTGTTGGTTGCTTGTCATCTGTGGGTGTTGCTACTGGGTCTTGGTCTGCCATTGTAATATTCTCCTGTTTAATAATTTCTAGGCTTTGTGTAATAGTTGCTTTTGGGTCTGCTGGTACTGGTGTTACTGACAACTCCAATAAATCAATATCATCAATGTTATTGTTTTCATCAATTTCTCCAACTCCAAATCCAATTGAGACGGATAGGACGCCAGCGTGAATACCATCTAAAATTTGCTGACGATTAGAAACGCTTTCAAAGATAGAACCTGAATAAGCCAAACCCTTATCATCAACCGAAGTCATAGTTGCTTCACCAATTGGCATACTAGACCAGTCATGGGATAAAAGCAAGGGTACTTTTTTACCGATCACTTTTTTACCAGCCTCTTGGGTTACTGTAATACCAGAACGAGTGCGGGTTAGTGAATTAGCTACGCCCTTAATAATTCCGTCATTCGTTTCCGTCTGTGCTTGTGTTATCAACGTTGCTTGTGTTTGCATTAGCCGTGCTCCCTGTTTGTAATAAGGCATTAACTTCTGGATTGTTAAGTGCCACAGCGTTTTTGTTACTAAATATAATCTGTCCTAGTCCATCGGGATATGCTTCGAGACCTAAGTTTTCACGCAAATCATCATTGACAGTTGTACCAGTGTAAAGTGTTTCTTTGGCAAATGTTGTAAAACTCTCTAATGTGGCAAATTGAACTAAGTCAAGAATTAGCTTGATACGTGAGCCAGCAATATATGAATTATAGTCAAATAATTCTGCGTTAAGTAGTTCTTCAAATGCTCCCATCAACGGTCTTAATTGACTGGCATAGAAAGCTCGGTACTCTTCTTCGGTATATGAGCCATCAAGTAATTTAGATGATATGTGAAGTTGTTCATAAATCAAAGCTCGTAAATCAGCCAATGCGGTTCCGTCTGGATTGGTAAGGTTAGCGTGGTCTTTCGTACTTTCGTTGGTGTTAGTTAAGAATGAGCCGAATCGTTTAATCTGATTATTTACTGCCGTCAATCGTGGGTTACTTTTATTTTGAAAATCGACTGATTGGTTCTCATAACCATTAACGTTTTCATTTTCTTTTCTAACGTCATTAGCTTTGATAGAACTTTGGATTTCAAGAACGTTTGAACTCTGTTTCGTACTTAAAATATCAATCAAGTTAGCATATTTGTCTAACAGTGTACTTGGGCGTTGCAACTTTAACTGTGGATATTCATAAACCTTAAAACCTTGCTTATCAGGTTGTGTCGAATAAATCTCAATACTTGTTGGAGCTTTAGCATTAGGAGCAAAGTAAACCTTATAATAAACTCTGCCAAATTTTAACAGGCCAAAAGCAAACTCATACATCATCTGATTGGCTGTTTGATTGTCACTTGGTTTTAAATTAAGTAAATAGTCTAATCGTTGATGGTTGCTAACGTTTTTTAGGACAAACTTGCCTTTTGTAAATTCACGAGCAATAAACTTGACAACTTCCTGGTGAATATCTAACTCAAAGCTCTGACTGTCTGCGTCTAAGTAAATATAGTTATTTGTACCATTGCTTGACAACGGTGTAACTGCGTTAGGTGTTAAGAAATTACTTACCAACGCACTAAAATCAAAAGCCATAGTATGCCCTTTCAAAAATGTATTATCTTTAATGCTAATTATATCACAAAAAAATGAGGTTATCAACCCCATTCAAATAAATTATCATTCAAATCATCTAACTGTGCTCGATATGCCATAATAAACGCCCAAACTGGATCTATTTTATCTGCGGACTTCTGTTTGTTAGGATATACTTGCCCAGCCCCATCAACCTTAACGTTAACGTTATTTAGAGACCACAACATAAGAGTATCTAGTAATTGAGCATTATTTTCCGCTATCTTACCTTTGATTAGTTGAGTAGGTTCGCTGACTACATTCGTTATTGGTCGATACGGCTTGTATTTATCTGCCCCAAATTCATCTGTAATGAGCTTAATAAATTCTTTGGCATAATAAGAATCACCCCCCATACCTACAACTTGTAAACCATTACTATAAATGTAATCTTGTAACCACTCAAATATTTCTTTGCTATCTATGTTTCCACCGTCTTGTAACGTCAACTCATCATTAGCAATAAAGTTGGCATAGTGTAAACGTTGTTCCTTGTTAGTATGTTCTGTCATGGTAATTTTAGGAAGCCAAGCATGTGACTTAACCTTAATTTTTCCATCACTCTCCCAAAAAATAGCCACAGAGGATAAATCGTTTTTAGCTGACAAGTCCCAACCAACATAAACCTGATTATCAAAATAAAAGTCGTGGGGTGCGATTGCTCGTTCTAACTCTTGGGTTGTGAATAATGAGTTGTATTGGCTTTGTGGAATATTAAACGACTTAGCTAAAAACTCAGCTTGTGCTACTGGATTGCCTTTTGTTTTCATAAAGTTTTCATAGGTAATTTGTGGATCACTAATTGACTTAACAAATGGCATGGCTTTTTCGTACATTGTAATATCTGTGCTCTCTTGTAAATCGTCTAATTGGTAAATCATTGGGAATGTACTATAATCTTCGATTTCGCCATCAAGTATTCTCTCCCAACGTTTAAAATAACTATCAAAAACACTATCACGAATTACACCATTAGTTGAAATATAAACCGTGGCAAATCCAGTCCCCTTGCGTTTTGGAGCCGAACTCTTTCTAATGTTTTCGATAACGTTGGTTGTGTAGCTATGAAATTCATCAAAAATAGCCATACGAACATTGACACCATCAGCGGTTTTGTTATCCATTGCCTTGATTTCGATTTGACTATTGGTAGGAGTCCAGCGGATTTTACCTTGAATTGGCTGAATTAAGTCCATTTTTTTAAAGTCATATAACGGGCTTCTATCATCACTAACCATATCAGTTGCCGTTCTAAACGTGTTCTGTGATTGGTTAACAGAGTTACTCATGACTAAAACATCTTGCCCTCGGTGGCTATCTACAATCATAACAGCCAAAGCTAGACCAGCCATAAATGTTGACTTACCAGAACCAGCTCCAATTATTAAACCCAAATCAGTAATGACCGGTCGTCCATCGTCATACTCAAAACCTAATAACTCGATCCAGAATTTTTGTTCAATTTCTAGTTTCATCTTTGAACCGGTATCGCCTTTTTGTAAATAGAGGCTATTTTCCATGAAAGATATTAAGCGCTTTGGGTATCGCTCGTTGTAGTTATAATGTGATAGATAATAGGGTACACGGTCTAGAGCTTTAATTACCCATTGTGACATTGGTTTTCCATCTCGATATAACTTTAAATATTCGTAATACCAGTGCATACTCAATTCTCCGTATCTTCAAATATTTCACGAGCCTTTTTCTTAATATCATCTGCAGTACTATCAGAACTAGCCAATTTCAACTGCTCTAGCTTTTCCTGTGTGATTGGATCGAAGTATTGGGGGTAAACACGCTCAAAGAATGAGAGACTTGCTTTCAAATCTTGTTGTTTAGTGGTTATCTTCTCACGGTTTAGAATACGTTCGCCAGTCGTATCATCAACATCAAAATATTGTTCGGTTGTCACATTGCTAGTCTGTAAAAAGCCAAGAAATAAATCTAAAATTTCGCTTGGTACTTGACTTGATTGGAAACTATCTCCAGCGAATAGCTTTTTTTTAATTTGTCCCATATTGGTATTACCTCAATTTAATAGTTATAAAATCTACTTGATTGGTGTAGCGGTATGAATTTACTACTTGGCTTTTTTAGCATTGCGAACGTCTTTAAGCTCTCTTGCTTGCTTGTGTGCCTCATCATACCTCTAAAAACATTATATTTATAGTTCATTTGGTCGAGAATGTCGGGGTTTTCGATATATTGTTCGTCGTAGTTTGCTTCAAGTGCGTAAATGTCTGCGTTAGACAATAGGTCTTGATAATGCTTGACCGTCTGATACATACTTGAACAATCAGTGATGTAAACTAGCTTTTCGTTAGTATCTTTTTCAACAATCACAAACCCATGATTTTCAATGTCGTGAGGGACTAAGAATGCTTGAATAGTAAAATCTTCGGTTTCAAATGTTCCTCGGTTAGTGTGAAAATATAAACCCTTATACTTACCAAATAGTCGATTGATACCGCTTTGATTCAAGTGGTCTCCATGTTCGTGTGTGATGAAATACTCGTGTGGTACTTCTAAGTTATTTTTTTCTAATAGGTTATGCCACTTTGAGTATGATAAGCCAAAGTCAAGGGCGATATTCTCGTGTTTACCCTGAACAATTGAAGCATTACCTGATGAACCTGTGGCTAGTACGTATAATTTCATGATTATCTTCTCTTATCTAATTTTAATAAAAAAACCAGCCGTATGAGGGCTAGTTTAAGTATAACACGTTTAGCCTAATTCTGGCACATAGTAATAGTTTTCTCCAGCTTGTTGACGGATAAATGTAATGTCATCACCCTTTTTCAATTCGGAGAAGTCTTTAATATTAAATGCTGCGAGTAATGCCTTGCGCTTGTTTGCCATTGGATACATCTTTTTATTTTTTGGGTCGTATACAGAGAATCCACGAACTACGGTAAACACTGACTTGTCCTTTAATTCAACCAGTACGGCAACCTTGAAGTCATTAGTAACCACCTCAACAATCTTACCAGCGATAATACCCTTTTCTGGCTTGCTTGCTTCAGGGAATGGCTTATCAACACTCCAACCACTGATTTGATTACCATCTTTGGTCTTGCGTGAGAACTCATAAATCTCAACTGCACCAAGTTTAGTTAGCTTATCACTCAATTCATCAGCGTTCTTAACCCCAAATTGTGCCAAGTGGTCAGCGATATAATCAGGATTTCCCCACTTTACTTCCACGATTTCTTTTTCAACTTCAAAATACATCTGAATGCTTTTGTCATCTGCATTGAGAAATACGAAATTTGCTTTTGTCATTGTTACACTTCCTTGTCTTTTTAATATGCTTTAATTATATCACATTGTGTTACATTGTCAAGCGTTTTTAAACCAATCTTTTATTTTTTTGTTAGCTAGGTCGATATAAAAGCCATAATCGATATCATCAACGTTGTAATTAGCCAAGTCGTCATTTACAACTGTCATCTTTTCTGGTGCGTCACTAAATTTAGCAACACCACCTCCGACTCGCTCTTTAAATAGTGAGATTCCGTTCAAGCTGGCATATACACGATTTACTTTATTGTCAAGTGGGTTTCCATTTTCATCAACTGTCCTACCTGTTTGAGTTTTACCTTTTTGGCTAACTAGGGTATACGTGAAGTCGCTTAATTCGCCTTTTAATGCTGTGATGGCAGGATCTGTTTTGTCAAGTAAGTAGTTAAGAACCATCTTATCAATAATTATCGCACCTGACTTGGCTAGTTTATTAACATGTACTGACTGGCCAACTGTGCCACCTTTAGTCTTAATATGATCGTTTTCATCTACTGCAACATAGTTATTAACATCTCGTTGAATGAAGCGCTTGAAATTTGTCACTTCTAATTCTAGTTGAAACTCATCTTCCCAATTTGTACGCAACTCATCTAACATAGATTGTGTTGTAGTATCAAACGGTTTAAACGCAATGCCGTCAGTATTCGATTGATGGATTACGCCGTATTCAGATAATCGACTAGCCAAGTTATATAAAGCAACCATACCAGAAACGTTAACAGCAATTGCGCTATATGGATTGAATAATTTAGATGTCTGTAAACGTAACGCACCATAAACTGCATTAACGACAATTTTTTGAGCACCAGCAACAGCAAGCCCTTTTTTCTTATTCTCTAAGCGTTCCTCAACTAGTTTTTTATACTTATCTGTTTTAGAACCTAATAGACCGTCACGAATGATAATATTAGGGAACATACTAGCCACGTCCCACTGCTGAACATTAGTCTCATCTATGGGAAAATATCTTACTCGCTGTTTGCCTGTTTTAGTTAAATAAATCTCTCCAGTAGCCGAGTGTAATCCACCCCAACCCCATGTAAACACTTGTCCGAATGCAGAAGTAACCTCGTTAGACCATTCATTAGCCTTTAGTTTTTGACGAATTGATGGCGTGTCTCCCTTACTAACTCGAGGGCTTGCTTCAAGTGCATTATTTAAAAACTCATCTACTTTTGTGGGTACGCCATATATTTTTGGTTTATCGGGTGTAAATTTATCAAGTTTGTCATTACCCATCAAATAATTAGCTGAAATAGTAGTGTTAGAATACCGGTGCATTTTCTCGGTACCATATTCATCAACAAGAATATCTTTACCCTCAAAATATGTTGAACGTGTATTATATAAGTCTAGTTCAGCTTTCAAGTCCTGATGGTTATACTTGACAACTTCAATAATCTGTGCTTTGGTAAATTCTCCATCATAATCAAATGGTATAGAACTCTCCTCAACCGATAGACCAGCCATAGCTTCGTACTTCTTAACGGAAAAGCCAAGGGGTAATGTTTCACTTAAATCATACGACCACCAATCAAACTGCTGTCTTGGTCGCTTTCCTGAAACAATAACATCTGATTTCATTTTAATGTATTCTGTCGGGCGTTGCTGTAAAATGTCATCAATGAGAAAATCATCATAATTTCTGTTATTGAACCCCGTTACCCCTTCGCGCAACTTGTCATAAATTGGCTTAGTAGGATATTTGTTTATGAAAATAGTGCCGTACTCACTGTCAATCTTTTCATCTGGTAAATTTGGCGCATTGATTACATAAAACGCTTGTCCATCAAAGCTCATAAAACCAGCCATATTCATCTTGTTATAAACTTCAATATCATAAATCGTCTGCATTTCTTGTCCTCCTTTTGAACAACTATAATGTATCACGCCTGTGTCTTGTTGTCAAATAATTAGCTTGGGTCTCGTGTAGCATGTTCATACTCATACGGTTCCTCACTTGCAAAATCAATTGTTGACTTATCCCATTTATCAACCAATGGCTTCACTAATTCGTAAGGCATACCGTTTTTAATAACCATCGTGTAGATTAGTTTTCGATAACTTGTCGAGCGTCCACCATCTTCAAACGGAGCAACCTTTTTGAGATAATTGACAATGTTATGCTTTTTATAAACCTTTTGTTTTTTAGAATGGTTCTTAATTGGTACTGGTCTATTCATCAACTCGTGTAATTTGATGATTTTGTCTGGTAAATCGTAAAGCTGTTCTATAAATGGACGAGCCAAGTCTAGGTTTTGAAAGATATACGAACCGTTAATTCTGATTGGCATAACTTGGCTTGAAATCTCGACACCCTCTAAAAGGCTCTTATCGCCCGTCTGTTGAATTTCAATACTTGGCTTATAAAATATATGCAAGTTGTCTGAAAATGGCTTATACGCAAAAATAGATGGGTCTGCGTTCGTTATGAAGTCAAAATAGTTTTCTCGTCCGTCATAGTCGCCGTGGTCAGTATCTAAATCAACCCAAATAAAATCGTTATTGGGAAGCAGTCCTAAATCGTTACCACTTTCAACCCATTTTGTCAACTCTTCTTCGTTTTTAAATCTAAAGTCACTCCAATTTTTGCTAAATGGGTGTTTAGCGCCTTTTTCATATGGCAAAACTTGATAACCTTGTCGATAAAAGTATAAACCAACTATGAGCGTATCACTTGACATAAAAAGCACCTCCGTTATTGCTTGGGTGGTAGCCATATCCCATCATAAGTTCTTTAATTGCGCTTGATGTTGTTCTACCAGCCAATGTTCGTACTGCTTTATGAATGAACGTCTGTAAAATCATATCATTGTCACGTAAACGATTAGAATTTTCATTGACCATATTAGCTATCGTATCGTATGAGCCATATTTATAATCATCATCAGCCAAGTAGTTTATTACATCATTTTTATCTAATTCTAACAGATTATCGGGTACTTGCTTATTCAAAATCGTTTCTAATGCCATTTGAGTATCACTAACATTACTGTGACGCTTTACAATTTCCGAACGTTGTTTATCTAAATCAGTTCCCGCCTTAATTGTCGCATTAAAGGGATTATTTTTGTTGTCTTGTAGGAATGTAAACCACAATACCTCAAACAGCTTATTACTTCCTTGCAAATTATCAAAGTAAAAGTCTTGACCATGCTTACGTGCCAATTCGGGACTCATGTCAATACCAAACTCAATTGGCATTTCTCTGCGGTCTCCTGTGGTATCTGTAAAAATATAATGGCGGTTAGTAGTAGCCACAAACACCGCTTTGTTACGTAATATATCAGCATATTGAGCGTATGGTCGTCTTACTTGGAATAATGGCATACTGATTGCGCTTTTAATCTCATCAACAACGCTTTTCAACTGTGAACCAGCCTTATCATCAGCGTTTGCAATCAGGGTACTAGCCAAGTTGATTTGTGTGTCCTTATTTGAGACGTCACCATAGAAATCAAACATCTTAGAGAATGATACGCCATTGAAAAACGCTGATTTACCAATTCCTTGTGCGCCAAATACCGTGTATCGTTGTGGAACTGGGCTATATAGTGAGTTAGAGCCTTTAAACGTTTGATTGTGAAGAATTGAACCAAGTAGTGACTTTAACCAGAAAATAGAGTACTCATTCTGTGGCGCTTTTAACCATTCGAACATCACTTTTTCATAAATCGTGTGGTCATAATATCCGTTCTCGTTAATCGTAGCTAGTATCTTGTCAAATTCAGTGATAGTGTTGGCTTGTGCGGTTTCTTCGAGTACATCTTTCACGATAGCTTGTTTTGCTGTACTATACCCATTTTGTTGCAAGAACATCAGAACAGCCATAACATTACGCTTATCTAATTCGCCAGATAGAACGGTGAAGTTTTCGTTTAAAGTGAACTCGCTTGTAATTTCGATACGTCCATTATCAGAGTTATAAGCCAAAATGTCTGCGAAGTTTGGAATACTCATGATAGCCGTCTTAATTGCCAGTTCTGATGAGTTCTCGAATTCGTCATACGCTCTTGAAACCGCTTCCTCATTGAGTTTGAATGCAATATTAGTCATCTGATTTGCCATGTTAGGCCTCCTTTAGTTTGTATCACAATCATAAGGCTTAGTTTTCTTTTTGTCAATACGTTTGTTTTTTGTCATTTTAGCTGTTTATATTTGCCAAGTTAGATAAACGTAGATACGCCAAGGGGTTAGGTGGTATTTTTAGCATTTTATATTAAATATTGAAAATTAGAGTTTTTGAATTTTCCCTAAACCCTTATGAGCCAAAGGGTTAAGTGGTGTGTAATATATAATATATAATATATATAACATTATCTATATATACTATACCTATATACACTAGGCACCTTACGTCTATATATGTGTGTGGGAGTCAGTGCAAAAAAACCATTTTGGCTTGTTAGTTGTGTTACTTCCTTTAATGTGTTATACTTGGCTTATGGAAAAATTGACTTTTAAAATCGAGACGAGGCTTATAAATTGGAATGAGGTTGCACAAATGGCTTATTCCAAAGACAGTACCAAATACTCTCGAACTAAAAAACGACAACAGACATTTATTAAGCACGAAATTATGAACCAATTGGCTGATATACATAACTATTTTGGCTCGTCTAAGGTTTCGGTATCTTACAAATGGCATACAAGCACTAAATTTGATTTAGGTAACTTGGCAGCTGGAGAAAAGTTTATTGCAGATAGTATCAACGATCTTGGCTTATGGGACGATGACTTCAACATTAAGAAAATCACTCACGAACGCATTACCTCCAAAAATGACTATGTTCAAGTGACAATCTCGGGTAAAATGACGCATGATAACAAGGAAACCAGATCCAACTAAAAAACTTTACAAAACTAAAAAATGGCGATGGATAAGCCAACAAGTAATTGAAAGGGAGAATAACACATGTCAGTTGTGTCATAAACCAATTGAGAATACGTTTAACATTCATCACATTGAGGTTGCGACTTTGGCTAATTTCTACGACATGGATAATCTAATGTTGCTACACGTTGAATGTCACCAATTAATGACCCGTTCAAAGAAGATTAAACGTGATGAAAGCGAATTGTACTCGGTATCGCTAACAGAACATGGCAATTTAGTTGACTTTGATAAATAATTGTGTTATATTATTTACATAGCCAGTCAGTAGTCGTTAAATATAAGCTGTACTTATAAATTAGTTTCATGCTGATTGGTTTAGGTCGTTTCGCCGAACGGCTGGTACATAAATTAGTTGTTGACATGGCTAGTTACAAGTGATATACTAATTATAGGCATTTCCTTGCCTCCTCCTTTAAATTTACGGTGCCTATGTCTCCGGGATAGGTTAAATGCAAGCGTTTAGGACAGCCACAGTCGACTTTAGAACCATTCCAACACGGATAGGTTCTTTTTTTATGCTGTCAAATAATGAATGTTGAAAAGCCACTTTAAATATGTCAATCGTTTAGCATATAAATTTACACGTGTCAATCGGTTGTCATATTGTGATACATGATTTGATACTTTTGAAAAATTGGACATAAATTTAAAA